TGTTTCTGCTCTGCTAACTGCGCCATTATTCTCTCTCCTATCCATCTCATCACCGGTACAGCCATAGAATTACCGATTGCCTTATAGCGTGGACCATCAGCGCCAATATCGGTATGTCCATCGGGAAATCCCTGCAACCTTTCGCACTCCACCGGAGTTAGTCTGCGAACCTGATAATCGTACATAACATGCTGCTTATCACCGCCTCCACCGCTGGCTCGCAAAGTTCCAGATATATCTCCTCCTAATTCTTCGGTTGCGCCGCCTTCACGCCCCCGAAGAGTGACGGCCAGTGTTTCGTGTTCTGCTCCGCATTTGGCCCTCAAGGGATTAACACCTTCAGAAAAAGACGCGTGTCCATTTGAGCTAAACGCAATTGCTGGTGGTGATCCGCCGTTCTGATGGCTTTCTTTATGTCCTGAAGCTCGAAGGGTTGGACTCAAATCTAAAGTTGCATCACCGCCGTAATCCTTACTTCTGAAAGCTACAACATCTGACACCGCCCTTGCATCAAGGGTATAGGCAATATCAGGTTGATAACCTTTTCCTTGCGGGCCTGAATTATCTGCACGTCCTATTTGAGCATGCTGGATGCAGAAGGTTTCTGTATCGAAATCCATCCGTACGCCGTGTGCTGTGCAAGCGCTGGCAACATCAATGCTTCCTGATGTGTTGCCTCCACCGAAAGCAATCAGGTGTCCTGCTTGGGCTTGATTGTCGTCTGCGCCACACGTTCCAACGCCATTTGCAGTAAGGGCGGCAACTTGCGACCCCGCGCCTCTGCTCGGCGCAGTATCCCGGCGCACGCCTTCTGACTCAAAAAGTATTTCTGTGGGATCGATTCGCGGATCAGCACTTGCGACAACGAACACACGGCGGCGTCGTTGGGCCACTCCGAAATATTGGGCGTCTTTGACGATCCACGCGATTGCTCTTTGGGGTCCAAACACACAACCAGCGTTTGACCATTTTTTCCCTGGCGGGATGAGCTGATCATCTTCTCCGGAAAGCGCGCCAAGAAAGCATCCGAAAGCGTTGTCTTTTGAATTGAGGACGCCGGGGACGTTTTCCCACACGATGATTGTTGGTCGCTTACCTTCTGATGCTCGTTTATTGTCGATTGCATTGGCTAAATCCACGTATGAAAGAGTTAACTGGCCGCGCGGGTCAGCAAGTCCAGCGCGAGCACCCGCTACAGAAAAAGCCTGGCATGGCGTTCCACCAACCAAAATGTCTGGCGCGGCAACATCCCCACGAAGAACCTTTTCAGCAATCTTGGTCATATCACCGAGATTTGCCACATCTGGCCAGTGGTGCGCTAAAACGGCAGATGGGAAGTCTGGCCCGCGATTATAATTATGCTCAGGGTCGAACTGGGAAAACCATGATGGTTTCATTCCCAATGGTTCCCATGCCATACTGGCGGCTTCAATACCTGAGCACACAGAGCCGTAAGTGATATTCATTGCAGCTTCCCTGAATACGCGAGCATTCTTTTTGCCTGCTCCAGCGCCTCACTCAGTTCATATCGCTGCATCTCTGCCAGCTCTGCGCGGGCCTGTGCAGCTATTGCTATTTCAAACCAGCGATCTGCTTCTGATGGGTTTGGCTCTACCCGGCTGTTCCAAATATCTATTGCGCTATCTTTATCGCTGGTATTAAGTGTGGAAATACCACAGCCACAGGTTACCCTGAAAGGGAAGTCAGCGAGATCTTCATCTCTAACTTCCTGGGTAAAAGCCTTACCTCCACAATGAGCGCATGGTTTAATTTCCATTTTTATTCTCCAATAAAATGCCTTCAGGTGCCGGAATCACTTTCAAGGATCCACCATCAAATTCCTGAAGGATTGGCAGAACAAATCTTATTTCAGTTTTATCTAATGGTCTCTGTACCAATTTTCCATCATCCATTTCGATGAGAACAATGACGCGCGCAGGGGTTCCTTTCATCACACTACCTCCTTAATCATGCCGCACTCTTTAAGCTTGGTGGTGATGAACACCTGGCCCTTACCGGTAATGTGTGGTGTGAAGCGTGAGCGGGTTTCACCTGATGGCGTTTCGTATGTCTGCTCGGTTACGTCAAAGTGGCCTGAGTCGATGTAGCGCTGGTATGGAGTGTTGTGGCGAGTACCGGCAGTGGCGATCAGATAACCCTGCGCGCGCAGCCAGGCGAATAAACGATTTTGTCCAATACCAACAGCTTTGCCAAAATCACCAATCAGCACGCCAGATGATTTCTCTACGCGTTCAGCGAAATCTACCTTTGGTGCATCAATGGAGACTTTAGCTTCAAGTTCTTGTTTTTGTTTTTCTGAATTAACCAGCGCCTCTAGTGCTTCAATGTAGCTTCCTGGCAACTGAGGTTTATTGGCTAACTCCAATTCCTGCCAGCGATCTACGACAGCTGCAGTGAATTCAGGCGAAAGGCGAGCAACCAAAACAAGGCTGTCTCTTTTGTTGAAGTTGTAGCCAGTATACGTGTTTCCGTTGTGGTTGAATTCGAACTGCGCCAACGGCGCGGTTAAAATTCCAGCCGCCAGCAACCTTTCTGCTGAGCGTTTTACGTCGCCGTGCTTGCTGTTAACCAGCTCAGCAATTTCTTTGCTGCTCATGGTAATGACTGCGGGGTTTACTAACTGGTTCATTCGAACCTCCAAAAGAAAAACCCCCCTACAGTTCGTACCGGCCGAGCAGGCCGCCTGTAGAGGGGTTCTATTCTTTGCTCTGTAGTTTATTGGCCTTTTGGGCCTCAGCTGTTAGGGGTACGAATCCTGCCAGCAAATAAAGTGAATTTAGTATCGTGTAACGCTAAGCGTTTTGCAACTGGTTTTGCGCATCTTTCGCCATTAAAAACAGCACGCAGATCGCGCGGCAGTGTCCGCCGTTTGCAGTTACCTGTTTGCCATTGATTTCTGTGGTGGCGCTGCCGTCTTCTTTGAGAAAAATCCCTCCGGTTATTTTTACCAGTCCATCCAGCGTCCGCATGTTGTCGCCCAGCATTCGGAATGGATCGAACTCTCTCCAGAATTTTTCATTGTTGGTTATTTTTCTTTTAACCGTTGCCCTTGTGAATTCTGCATCAGGTGCATTTGGATCGGCCGGGCTCTGGAAAACCATCCCCTCCTCCCAGTCAATTCCTAACGCATTTGCAACTGCAACGTTTATCTCGTGGCGACCTAATTCATCGTACTTAGACATTTTCACTCCAGTTCTTCAGCGTGGCAGCCAACCATGTTGTCCACAGCTGCTGCGTTTTATGGTCACGGTAGCGCTCTGTACTTTCACACCAGTTAAACATCAGGCGAGGGAATTCGCGTTTGGCAAACTCCTCGAAGTTATAGCGGATGCCGTGGATCGGCGTTGCGCTATTCACGGCAATCATCGCCGCTGGTTTGATGGTTGGTGAACTGGTTCATGCCTTTCCTCGCTTAAGCAGTCGGAATTTTGCATCACAGTGCGTGCATTTGGCCTGCATGCTTCCTGAACGGATTTGCTTAAGCTTGCAACCGCATTGGCTGCAAACAACCTGAAGAACGCGGTCAGCCATTAGCTTGTTGATTTCTTCGCTATGGTCGGCCCGCTTTCTGACAGGCATGTCGTAGCCAAGAGCTTTCGCTACACGCCTATATTCCTTTTTTACCCAGGGTTCTGCGTCGCCATCTCCCAGCATGTCACCCAGGCGGATTAGCTGGCGTGAAAGAAACTCGCGGTCTTCTTCGAAGTCAGGCTTGCGTCGCTTAGCTTCCATCATCCTTCCCTCCCATCATTTTCAATCACCCGATAGGCGATGATGTCGATTCCGCTTTTTACGGGACTATTGCGCCATGCAAACTCTTGGGCTTGACGTTGAATTAACCCCCCATTGCGTCGCTTAACCTCAACCAAGACGTGACTTTTCACTGGAGGCAATGCCATCTCGCCATTCCAGTGTAACCATCCATCATTATCAATCTGCTGGTAGGTGTCGGTTTGCGATTGCGGTGGATTCGGCATAAATCTCCAGTGCGTAATGGGGTAAGGTTCAGACGAATCTGTGCCGTCATCCCAAAATCCTCCATTCCACATTGATGACCACATTTCTCCATCTTGATGATGAACTATCACAGGGATAAGCTTTTCCGGCATACGATCACTACAGCTAACCCAACCATCCTGCTGCTCCAGTACTGGCAGGGCAATCTCAAGGGCTTGCAGGTACTTCTCCTCTTTCAGGCTCAGGCCAACTTTCGGATCGGACTGGAATGACTTGAGGTGGCCGATATCTCGGCGGGCTACTTCAGCGGTTAGTTTTTTCATCAAGCGAACCTCCAGCGCGATCGATGCGCTCAATCTCTGCGATGATTAATGCGGCTGACTTGACCAAGTCACGACGACGCTTGTCACCACGGTTGCTGCGGGTTGGCTTGAAGAAGCTTTTGTCATGCCAAGGCCAAAGGTTTTTGGCCCTCTGGTAAAATGTTCCAACGCCATTCATTCCTGAACCCGCGACGGCATACGCAGCGCCAGCAAGAGAAAGGATGCCAGGCAAATAGCTATCATCATGTTGCTCGCTATATCCCTCCGTCAGTTGCTGACGTTGACGCTCGTTAATCACATCTTGAATTGCTTTGCTCATATCAAAATCCACCCTTAGTTTTACTCTTGCCGCCTTTGTCGACGGATGAGCCCGGCGCGCGGCCGGGACATAGAATTAGCGTTTAGCTTCGCCGCCCAGATCGTTAACGAGTTGGTAAATCAGCGAAGAAAGCTCGCCTGTCATCAGAACAAAGTCAGCATCAAAGCGCGCGCCAACATCTTCACGATCAATATCGTCGTTTTGTTCGGTTAGCGAATCACTGAAGTGAATGCGCTTGATGGCTGCTGCGTCCGTCAGGCTGAACGTGATGCGTTCCTGCCATTGCAAAGCCAGCTCGGTGACGACTTTTCCGGCTTCAAGGTGGGTGGCGATCTCATCGGATACAAGATCCTGCTTTTTCGATTTCAAGATTCCGCCATCTTCAAGCACCGATTTCAGCGTGGCGCTGTCGCCGAGTGCTAAGCCTGATGGCATGTCGCCAGACTTAACCCATTCAGTGATCGTCAGTTCAACAGGAGTTTCCAGCGTCAAAGGAACCACAGGAAGGCTACCGATAGATTTACGCAGTAGCGCCAGTGCATCCTCTGCCTTTTTCGCGCTGGCGGCGTCAACGATGATCAGGTTATTGGTGGTATCAATCCAGATCTGGGTTTGGCTGAACTTACTGAAAGCGCGCGGCAGAAGACTATGCAGTACTTCATCTTTCAGGCTGTCTTTCTCGGTCTTCTTAAGCTTGCGCTGCTGCTCAAATTCCAGTTTTTCGATCTTGGCGTTCAGCTCGCGCTTAATGACGTCTGAAGGCATATTTTTAGCTTCGGTTTGGGCAACCAGCAGTAACTGGCCATTGGCAGAATAAACCAGGCTTTCACCGAGCGGCGCCACCCAACCGGTTTTAGCTATATCTTGGCTGCCTGCCAGTGTGAATTCGAAATGCTGCAACTGCTCTTCTAGATCTTCTGCATTCAGCGGCAAATCGCGGTTAAGACGGTAAACCATAGCGTTTTTGAAAAATTTCATTTGCACTTCCTCTTAGTTTTTATGGGCGTTCTTTGCCCGGATCCTGGCAAGCATATCGGCGCCTGCCTGTTGTGTTTTTTCGCTTACAAGCCCCATTTCTTCAATGGTGCTTTTTGGGCGCTCTTTGTTTTCCAGCCTAACTATCGGAGATGGCACCTTTTCACCGTCTTTAAGCCTTTTCCCCCAATCGCGAAGAAGCCTTTCAGTCATCTTCTCCAACTCTTGTGATGTCAGGTTTCGCTCAATCATCGCTGAGCGCATTTCTGTGCACAGCCAGTACATGATGTCACCTGACCACGGAAAATCCTCTGGTGACTCGTACAGGCTCTTATCCTGGCAATAACGGCGGAACTCTTTCATCACTTCTTCTGACACTGGCAGCCCTACCATGATAGCGGTCTGCTCATGGCACCATGCGATGAACTGGCCAGGCGATGGTAGGTAGGGGCTTTCGCTCTGCCGAGCTTTACGCATTCCAGCCTCAACCTGAGCCTTACTGCTGATACCTGACTCCCTGAATGCGGTGATCCATTGCTTTCTCAACTCATCAAGATCTGACTGAGTTTTAATATGGATCTGCATTGCCGGGAAAACCACGCTCAGCTGCTGAAACAGGTCGTTAAAGAATGCTGTCGCCTCTCTTGATGGCTGAGCATTCACCGCTGGCTTAGGCTGAGCCATGCTGGCCAGAGCCGTGCCATCACGGTTACTTACTGCTTTCATCACACCTGCCATGTTTTTCATGTCAGTCTCCGTTATCTAAAAGTCCGTCAGCCCAGCCCGTGCTATTGAAGTCCAGCGCTGGCCTTGCTGACGTCGATCCTGTCCGCTCACTGTTTCTGCGAATGGTCAGCTTCTGCCACTGCTTCCTCAGCTTTTCAGGGGAAAGAATATTATCCTTCCAGAAGTGATCATTGTTGGCCCACTTGAACAGATCGCATATTTCCCGGTGATTACGATTATCTCGCTCTCTCATCAGCCTGATGGTGTTAGCCCAGCTATCCATCGGGTGCTTTCCTGGTGAACCAGCCAGAGCGTCAACCTTTTGGGCTATGTACTCTGCGCAGCGCATATCCTCATCAGTGAAAGAGGACTTCTTATTAACCGGCTTGTCATGAGAGTCCGAAGGATTCTCTGACGAATAGGTTTTATATGTAGTCTCTGTTGTATTCTGTGTATGAATGTTTGCTGGTTTTCCGCTTACAAGGTTGCTGGTTTTCCGCATCCCAGTATGCGGAATTTCCCCATCCAAGGATGCAAGGTTAATAAAATCACAAATCCTTTGTTCATCAACACGATAATAAAGTTTTGCAGGAACACCAGATTTCATCTCTTCGATTAATCCGATATCTCTAAGTTTCTTCCTCGCGCCCTCCTGCTCATATCTGGATAATCCCGTTTCGTCTTGCCACTCTTCCTGCGTTTTGTAGAACCAACCATCCTTATCTTTCGTTCTGTTGGCCCAGTAAACGCACTGAGAAAGAAACAGCGCGCCAGTTATTCCCGCACCAAACTCTACAAATATGCGCTGGAATGCTATTGGCCTGTCGAGTATTGATAGCGGCTTCATGTTAATGAACCTTACCAAAACCATTTGATGCAAGGTGTTCTGATACTTTTCTGGCGTCCTCTTCAGCGATCAGACTCTCAATTGCAATAAAAAACAAATATGCACTAACCTCACCTTCAGTTGGTTTTATTAAATCTTTTAAATTTCGCATGTTAATCTGCTCATTTGGCTTTGTTGGATTTGCAATCCGAACATGAAATCTAACGTCATGAGTAGTTCCATCGAGAGATTGCCACGCCTGATACCCGCAACAAATTCCCATTTGAGGATGATCTGAAGATGCAACACTATAAGCCACAAATTCACCAACCTCTGGAACCCAAGGCATGCCCTGCTCTTGCTTAAATATCTTTTTGTCTGTCATACTTAAACCTCACTTCATTTGCACTTTTGTTTAGGCTCAATCTTATTGGTTGGGCCTTTTTTTTATGGCTTAGGAAACTTCTGCCCTGCAACTGGTTTCCACTGCTTCATGGATAACAGCCCCGCCATCTGGTAGTAGCGATCAGAAGGCAAATCGCCAGTTTCTTTCTTCCACTTCCAAATGGTTTTCTCTGTCACTCCGAGAAGGCTGGCCAGCGCCACTTTGCTTCCGGCTAACTTTGCCGCTTCATCGATAGTCATTTAATCCTCCGCGTTGTTGATGTAGTGCATCTTTTCACACCCCAAACATTATGTAAAGAAAATCATTAAAAAATAAATTACCTTTTTTCTCACAAAAGGTGTTGAAGATATTTTTGCATAGTCGTATAGTCCGTAACACAGAACGAATCAGTAACTGAACGGCCCAGTAAGGTCGGCCCATCGGCGGGTTCAGGATGAACGGCAATGATGATGAGCAGATAAGAGAAATAGTCTGCGATTACCAAAGAACATTTGCGAGTGTGCTTTGGCAATTAACAAGGGGATTAGACATGTACCATTTATTTGTTTTTTTAGGATTTTCTTTCTATTCAGTGGTGATGCTTGCGCTTGGTCTGATGATTATGATCCCGGGTGTCAGCAACGCAATCGCAAGCATTATTATCGCCCTTAACTAAAAGAGACGTGCAAATGAAAATTAACGACAGAGAAGGTTTTATTGGATTGCTTCATGAGGCGCAGTCACTTGGAATCATCCAAGAGCTTGCAGATAACGACATGCGAGATATCAGCTTTGTGAATGTTACTAAAAGCGCTTCAGTAACCATAAACATTGAATGGTTCTGCAACCTCGGAACAATAAAAACAGCTGGACTGAATATCTGGTTCAACGAAGTGAAGATATCAACATCTCATCCATCATTCTCGGCTGCAATTGAGTTTATCTACAACGGCAACAAGGCTGCATTTATCGGCAAGGAATACTAATGATGAAAACGTCATCAATACCGGTTTCAATTCCTAACAGCGTATCAGTGTCGCAATGCAATCTGATGCGCCAGGTAGTAGAGGGTTATGCGATCGAGTCAGTGGGTGAGGTGGTTCACAACATCCCGATGCCTGGCGCTGAATTCTGGCAGCTGCAATCAGATTTTAAATGGGTCACCTACATGATTTTAGGTGAACAGGCTTACTGCTGGGATGCAGAAAAAAACAAGTGGCTGGTTATGTATGTGCCGGCCGAACATATTCGACAATCACAAATGATCACAAAGGTGCACTAATGAAGAAATTAATCCTGGCGGCGTTACTGCTGATGCCGGCCGCAGCAATGGCTGAAAATAAAATCCTGGTGTGCGATGCCAGCCTGGTTGCTGGTTTGGGCGAACAGCCGACCGCAAACCTAGGCTTTATCCCGAAAGGCGCCATCATCGCTGATAATGGGATCTCATTTCAGGTTGTTCAGGGAGAGAATGTTTTAACCTCTCCACCAATGAAGGTTTTGAAATCCGGCGTTCTGCGCGCTTTCAGTAAAGATGGCGCAGTGTTCATCAAGCGCGGTGGTTCATATCAGGTTAGCGCTGACGGTGCTCAGTGGCTTTATTACGATAACTGCAAGCCTGCTGGTAAGGGTATCTGATGGACTTCTACTCAGGTTTATTCATCGGGATGGGTGTTGGCGTGCTGATTGGCGCGGCGATCGGGATGTTTGCAGTTGCCTTGTGTGTGGCAGCTAAAGATAAATCAACTGTTCACTAAACAGCGTGGACGCAGCACAACTGACAAGAGGTGAGTATGCAAGCAATTGAAGTGCAGCGCGATGAATTGGGTTTCTGGACGCACCCTGACTATTTTGAGCCAGCAAACGGCAATGAATTTGGTGTGTTTGGAGCGTTTGAAAAGTGGCTTGAGAGCAACAACCTTGAGTCATTTACGCTTTCGCTTGAATGCGATCCCAACCAGCAAGAGTTCGCTGAGAAGTATGCCGACGGCGAATACGACGCGGATGTATCCCTCTGGGAGCCGACAAAACCTGATGGCGATGGATGGTTCATTGGGTCGATTCACGACACTGAAGACGGGCCTTACTGCATCTGGCTCCGCAACAAATAGCCCGCCCCCGAGCCGGTTTCTTTTTACCTACACAAAGGCCAAAACCATGAGCACACAAGATTTCATTATCTGCTGGGTAGTTACTGTGTTGCTGGTGGGGTTGGCGATGATAGCGAGGATTTGAGATGAGTGAGTTTAGAGGGACGCTTGGCGAATGGAGTGCGTTTTATGGCTCAAACGGCACGCTGATTCTCAATGATGAGGGTGAGTGTATTGCAAGTATTGGCGGTCGAGAGGCAACGCATGAAGAGGACAATTTCAACGCAAAGCTGATAGCAGCAGCCCCGCACATGCTTGAGGCGTTGAAGCGTGCGCAGGCTCAATTCTGGCAAGCCGGAATAAAAGCTGATGCCAATTCCTTAAATCCAATCGAAGAGTTGGCAGCACGTATCGATGTTGTTATTTCTAAGGCTCTGGGCCAGTAACCACTGACAACGCTCACTGCCTCCGGCAACGAATAGCGATTAACAAGGCGCCATTAAGATGACGCCTGATTAATAGCTAAAAGGGGATATATATGCCAGGAAAACCATCAAAAAATCATCGTGAATGGAAAAAAATAACCGCATATAAAATGAGGCAGGAAGGTTCAAGTCTTGGTGAGATAGCAAAATTTATTAACGTAGAAAAGTCTAAAGTCAAAAATCTGATTGAGCTTGGCGAACGCCTTTCTCAGCTTGAGGAGTGATATGAATTACGAACAGCGCATTCAGGTCATCATTGATCGATTCAGTGATGCCGACAAAGAGATGATTGCAGAGCGTGTTGAACAGGCTTTGCCAGCGACCAAATGCATGGCTCCGGTTGAATCAGGAATCATGGCGTGCCTGATGGGTTACTTCTCAGGTGGGCACGCTCAGGCAGTAATGAACACCGACGACATCCAGATCGCTATCGATGAACTGGTTCGCGATGTCGCATACAAAACAGCAGCGCGAGAGTACGCCGTGGAAATTGACAATCATAACGTAGAAGGTAAACAAGATGAGCTTTGATTTAGTCCAGTTCGTAAACCAGCAGGAACCACTCTTCAAAGGCGCGGTTAGCGATCAGTCAGTGCAGTGGGCCAAAGAATCACAGTTTGCCATCCAGTTATTCCAGCGTAATGACAAGTTGGCACAAACAGCAATCAGCAACCCTGTTAGCGCTCAGAATGCCATTATAAACCTTGCTGCAATTGGCATAACCCTAAATCCTGCCAGCAAAATTGCTTACCTTGTTCCGCGTGATGGTGCGGTATGCCTTGATATCAGCTATATCGGACTTCTTCATATTGCACAGGCTGCCGGCGTCATAAAATGGGGGCAATGCAAGCTGGTTTACTCTAATGACACGTATGAGCCAAATGGGTTGGACCGCGCCCCAACCCACAAATACAACGCGTTCGCCAGTGAGGCAGATAGAGGATCGGTTATTGGCGGTTACTGCACAGTTAAAACTTCCGATGGCGATTATTTGACGGAAGAAATGAGCCTGGCGGAAATTGAAGATATTCGGAAAGTCAGCAAGTCAGGAACGCACCCCAAGGGGCCATGGGTAAACTTCTGGTCAGAAATGGCTCGAAAAACCATAGTAAAACGCGCCGCTAAATGGTGGCCGCGCGCTGAGCGAATGGATCGCGCCACCGACATGCTAAATGAGCATGAGGGGATTTTCACTGAGCCGGTGATGGAATATGTTCCGGAAGAGAAGATTGTTCAGGATGAGAAGCAGCGCCTGGCAGATATCAACAGCAAGGTTTCTGAGCTGTGCGACCAGATGGGAATGGCGGCCAGCATGAATGAGCTTAAATCAGTGTTCCAGGGCGCATACAAAATGACTAGCGGACTGCCGGTACAGAAGAATGTTCAGCAGATTTATATGACAGAGAAAGCACGCCTGGAGGCAGCACAATGAAACTTTATGAACTGGCAAATGAGTTCGCAGCACTCAGCAACTCGGACATGGAACCAGAGATGATCGCCGACACTCTGGAAGGCTTGGACTTTGAAATTGAAGTGAAGATTGAAAACTGCCTGGCGCTGATTAAAAACGAGCTTGCCGATGCTGAGGCGTTGAAAGCAGAGGCTGCAAAGTTAACTGAGCGCGCGAGAATGGCAAACAATCGCGTCGATCGCATTAAGGAATACATTGCAGCTTCACTTGAAACGGCTGGCAAGAAATCACTAAAGGCTGGCGTTCACCAGGTAAGCATCCGCGCACCATCAAAATCGGTTGAAATTATGGATAGCGGATCGCTTCCACCTGAGCTGGTTGACTATGAAACGCTGATAAAACCAGACAAATTAGCCATCAAAAAACAGCTTGAAGCAGGCATAGCGGTTCCGGGCGCGCAGATTAAAACTGGCAAACCTTCGCTTATCATCAAATAATATTTCGGTATGATTGTTTTGCATCAATAGCAGGGTGGGCCTGCTATCCAGTGAGGGTAAGACCATGAATGAAAGTGATAGTGGCTGGTATCAAGAAAGAGGCGATCTGGAAGTGAATTCAACGATCGCCGTCCCTGACGATCATTGCAACCATCTGAACTGCATACTGTGGGGTATGCGACAGAGAGCAAACTTAAGGGAAAAGTATCAACCGAGACCAAAGCCAGAATATCAGGGCGCAGTTGCTCGGTAACTCAGATGTATCCTAATGCAGCCCTCACTTGAGGGCTTTTTTGTGGAGATAGGAAATGAAGTTGATTGATTTGCTGGTTAAGCATCTTGGAAATAATGGCGGTTGGCCAATTGGGGCAGAAATTTGCGCTCAAGATAACGACTGCGAAGTTGTTTTTTATTCAGCCCCCGGAATCCACAGGGGAGAAAACAATCTTGTATGGACAATACCAGCAGGCGTTGAGTCAGCGGTGGTTAAGCGCAGGATCTTTATTAAGCTAGCCGATGACATGGAAACAGCAGTGATTTACCGAGGTCAATACGAAGCCGCCCTTGCCGCATCAAAGGTAAAAGAGTGGGATGGTGAGGGTTTGCCGCCTGTTGGCACAGAGTGCGAGGCTTATGATGGTGCCCAATGGTATCCGGCAGTAGTTGTGGGTCATTATGATGGATTCGCCTTCGCATGGAACTATGACCATCGGATCACGTTTACTGTTAATGAAATCGATTCTCATAATTTCCGCCCAATCCGCACCGAAGCAGAGCGCAAGCGTGATGCGGCAACTCACGCAATGGCATCAGCACCAAAACCATGTGGACACGCTATTTATGGCATCTGCTGTGAAATATACGACGCCATCGCAGCCGGTAAAATTCCCGGTGTAAAACTGGAGGGCTCATGAAACTAGCCGAATCAGAGGCCTATTACGCTGGCGTACAGGCGTGTAAGGATGGAAAGAGTGTCGGTTCAAATCCCTATGCCAAGTGGTCTATTCAGTCGAAGGATTGGCTTAGCGGCTATCACACCAGGCGTATGGAGCAGTCGCTTAATGATTATCGCCTCATGGACATTACGAACGATGAAGCGAAGTTCCAGCGTGATGTGACCGTACCGAACACTAAGCGATCGCCGCATTACTATTACGGATATGGCGCGCGATGGCAGAACCTTGACCATGGTCATCCATACACAATCCCGCACAGTGAAGACGTTGGTTATGCCGACTGGATTCATGGTTTCCATGACGCAACTAAGGCCTGGAACGAAGAGAAAGAGGGCAAATAAATGAATAAGCCAATCGAGACCGCTGATGATTTTTTGGATGAGGTGATAGCGTTCCGGGAAGGAAAGCCAGTTCGGCGCCGTGACACCATGGCCATAAGCCGCATCCAGTTCATCAAGGAAACCTTTCCAGTAATATTCGCAGCTGGGCATGCCTCAGGCGTGCGCCATGCGCTTAAAAAGTGATTGACGAAGTAACGGAATTGAAATAGATTATTGTTACGGAATTGAGGTTAACTACAATGAAAATAAAGAAGTGCAGATTTTGCTCTTGTGAATTCTCAGGACAAAGAAGCGCGCAGTATTGCTCTGATAAGTGCCGGGTGTATGCCTGGCGTAAACGTAAAAACAAACGCAAATGAAGAGCTAGCCTGTACTCGGTTGGCGAATGAGGGGAAAGAGATGAAAGTTACCGAACACGAAATGCGCGGCCTGCTGGCAGGCAAATGCGTGCCAGCCGACATGCTGGTCAATGAAGAGCTGCCAGCCTATCTGGTGCGTAAATTCGCCGACCTACATAGCGATATAAAAAAGCAAGAGACCGCATATGCGCAGGCTGTTGATTCAATTCTGATGGCTCTGAAGGACAAGGAGTTGGTTCAGGATCGACTTGAAGACGCCGAGGATAAATTGCAGGAATCGCGCGAGAAGCTGGATGCGGTGCTGTCGGAGAATTTGGCTCTGAAGGCGTTCCCATGCCAGCTTCTTAAGTTCCTCAGAACGCTAGGTACAAGCGCAATTGGAAGCCAAACATACGCAAAGATTGAAACTGCCGTTTCGAAAATGAAAACCCCAACCACTGACGCAATTCTCAACGAGGTGCGGGCGGAGGGAATTCACTTTGCGGTCAATCGAATGTTGGCAGCATGGGAAAGTGGCTTTGTAAACGATACGCCAGAGCAAGCCTTCGACATCTCCGGTGGTTTTTTGACGGCTCTGGAATTCCTGCCGAATGCATCACCAGATGAATTTAAACGTGATTATTTGGATGAAGTGCGCGCAGGCATCGCCGACCAACTCCGCACCGGCAGCACCGAAGGAGGTGTGTGATGGGTGAATTCGAAAGCGGCGTGTTCTACTCTGCTTTTCTTTTGTGCGAGATGCATGACCAGCCAACTTATGCGGCAGACATTATTAGAGAGGCTGGTCTAGATAACAGTGACATCTCCGAATTGGATTACTGCGAAAGGACTGTGCTTATGACTTTGAACGCTTCTGAAAAGCTTTCTTTGACCTGCACGTCCACCGAAGGAGCCACCCATGACTAACGAAGAACGCGCGGCGCTGGTTGCACGCCTGAGAATCTATATCCGAACAACTGAAACTGCGATTAAAGCGGGGCTGGCTAGTGAAGAAGATAGGTTTAATCTTGAGGTGCGAAAAATCGCGCTGGCGAGCTTGGAGGCTCCAGTGCTTGGATACATCCACAAACACGCTTGGCATGAGTATAAGCAAGCTGTGTGTTCTGGTTACGATGACGCCATGATTGCGTATGAAAGTGCTCAATCTCACTTTCCGGTTTACACCGCGCCGCCAGTGGCAGTGATGCAGCCGGTTGTGTTGCCAGTTATGCAGGTAGATAACCCGCTTGATGGTTTCTTCTATAGATGCGATGAAGTTATTGCAGCCATCCGCGCAGCAGGTGGGAGTGTGAAAGAATGATGAACGACGAGCAGAAGCAGGCGCTGATTGAGCGCCTAAATAAATTGGCCGAAGGTTTGAAGTGGCACAATGTAGCCTACTCTCAGGATGTGCTGGCAGCGGTTGCCGCACTTACCCAACCTGCAAGCCCAGCTTTTAAGTTGCCTGATGTGCAGGAACAGGTAATTGGAGTATGGAACCCATCCGCTAATGAAATAGCAGTGCGCAAGCTAAGTGGCATAAAGGTTGTCGATTTTGCTCACTGGCATTGCCATTGCACGAAAGAGGTGGTTGTCAGGGATATCTCAGACCATCCGGCAATCCTCAATGCCCCACACACAGCACCAATAGAGCCTATATGTGCCACAGGTGGTGCAGAGTGGTCAGGTAACTCACTCGCCAATGATGCGTTGATAATGCTGGATAGAATCGATACCAGCGATTCAGCTGACGATGATCGCATTGAAGAAGTGAAGCGGATTGTTCGGTTGTTAGCGGCGGCGCCGGAGGAACAAGATGGCGACTGAAAACCTGCCATACTTAACCCTGATTTTAACCCTGTTCGCCGTTATCAGCTTTGTGCTGCTAAGGAAATAATATGGCAAGCAATAAAGATCCGTACAGCTGCAACGCTTCATGGTGGGATGAAAACTCAGTCAGAGCTGACATGAGCAGCACCATGGGAAATGTCGCGCTGGCGATATTCGAATCGCTGCCGGCAAGTGCTCAGGCTACTCTTTTGCAAAACATGACCAACGCGCACCAGCTACAGAAAGCGCGCGATCTGGCCGCAAATAAATAGGTGAATGAAATGCTTAAATTCGTAATTGCGTCGCTTCTTTCGGTGGCGTGCTTTCAGGTGTCAGCAA